GTTAGATTTTTCTGTAACACTTTTAGTAAACTCAAAATTACCTTGCGTCAAACCCCCACCAGTAACAAGTTGGAACCCAACTAAATTATCGGAGAATGTACCCGCACCGGATGCTGTTTGTGGTGGACACGTAAATTTTTCTATAGCCATTATTGAATTATATTTGTAAAGTTTTTACTAAAATCAATATTATTTCCTCTGTCTTGTTTAACCTCATATAATAACTCGTTAAATTGGTCTCTAATTTCATATAAATTAGATTGTTTATATATGTTATTATTATTATCATACATAGTATAGATACCATCCTCGATTGATTTGGTTTGATTACCATATAAAGCAATTGCCAATGTTGAGAAATCGTGTTCTCCAATTTCAACATCTAATGTTATTGGATTAAAGAATGTGTTTGTTATAATAACATTTTGATTTGGTTGTCCAATATATGGTGTAGCATTTGGCTTGTTTGTTGGCGCCGAAGACGGAGATAATGTACAAAATAATAAATTAGAGTTATTATCAGTATATTTATATCTTATCGCCTTTTGAGATGAATTGGTTAAGTTTTGAATAACCGGTTCACAAAAGAATGATGATGTAATGATTCTAAAGAAATTAGGTACTTTTGTTCCATCAGAATTTAAATACTCAATTCTAAACCCAACTAATCCTTGACTAACAAATTTATTTCTATAATTTGGGTCCACTTGGTTTAAATCAAAAATTAACCCTTTAACATTAGGAAGTGCTGATAAAACACCACAATCTAATATCGTAGTTCTTATTTGAGCAGGTCTAATAAAAATAGTATAAATACCAATTTGGTTAAATTGTTCTGCCGGTAATTTTAAATTATATAAACCACCCAAAATTTCAATACCATTGTTTATCCCTGTCGTATCATTATTATAGTAAGGTTTTAAAATAGACAACGCATCCAACTTTGTTAATACAAAGTTATCTGTTTCATCTCTTGATGGTGTATAATTCAAAATTATCTCAACATCAGCCGGACTTACGTCTGCCGGTCTTATAGTTCCATATGTTCCTGTAGCCATATTATATTTTAGTATTTACATTAAAAAATTTATATCCGTACTTTTCAAGGTCACCCACGTTATCAACCTCACCTAATCGTTCAACTCTTTCAAGTACCGAGTTTTTTCCTCTTTCTATAAATATGTTGGATTGTACTTCTGCCTCGTCAATTATCCCTAATAATAATTCATTTTTTACGATTGGTTCACAAACCACCATATTAGAGGTTAAACCTGAAGATTTTGCAACAAAAATTGTTGTTCCATCAGACCAATCATAGTAATCAATATCATTAATTGTATAGGCGGTATATAAACCATTTAAACTTACCCCGGAATACTTTCCTATCATTCCCGTGTTTCCTGTTACCTGAATACCCGGTTTATATAACTTAGCCCCATATTGTTTTAAATCACTCAATGATGAGGTTGTATAACCTGTTATTATAAAAGGTATTGATTGACCCGTAAATGGGGGAACATTACCCGTATTAAATAACCATATATCATCGGTTGTCGCTCTACAACTAGAATCACCACTGAATATATAATCGTAAGAAAGTAGAGTATTAGACCAGTTACCACCCGCCGGTTTAAAATAAGCGGTACCTTTAGGGTTTGTTATTGTAGCACCCGTAAATGGAATATACACCGTTTTTTTAATAATATTTGTACCCCAAGGACTCATACCTGATAGAACAATATTATATGTTTTACCTGTTGTTACAGTAGGATAAGGATGCGATAAAGGTAATGATGATGTTACAGATTGGATAGAGGACCCATCACCCCAATCTATAGTATATGTTGAGAACTCCAAATACTTTTTAAACTCAGTGTCGGACGTATTATAAAAATAACACTGATTGGTATTGGGTCTACCTGAAAAAACAAAATTTAACATTGTATCTTGTTGTAACACCATACCGTCAAACACAGAATAATATCCAATATCTGTTACAGTTTCTGTTAATAATATTGGGATTGTTAAACCTGTTAGTAATGATGTACCTAATTTGTGAGTAACCTTTGAATAATTATTAATATTTGTCCCACCTGACAATACTTCCGTCATTGAGGAATATACATATGATGTTCCCGTTAAATTAATTTTAAAGGTCTCAGCAGGAATAACACAACATTTATTAACTATTCCGGTTCCCGTTATAGTTCCAGCATTATAGGTTACTTTAAAAATGTCTCCACTAATAAATTCAGGCGATATTTTAATATGATAATCTCTCTCTGTCATATTATGGATTTATATATTCGTACCATTTTATTGGAATCGAAGTTCCTCTTCTATTTGATGTTCCACTAATATTATCCCACACCTCATATGTTTTTTCCGTATAATTTAATCTAACCTCATAGTAAAAATAATCTTCAGGGTTAAATTTAAATTTATTACCAACCAACGAAGATTGGGGTCTATTCATCATTTTAACAAAAACACCTAATCTAGCATCAAAGAATTTTGCTGTCATATAAAATTTACTAATGTTTAAGAATTTTGTATTTCTTAACCAATATAAAAAGAACCCTTCTTTATCACCAACATAATCTAATTGGAATGATGGTGTTTTAATATTAATAGGTGATTTATATGAACTAGTCATAGCGGTAACAGTAAATCCTTGTTGAACAGGTAATATTACCGTAAAATAATTTGTTTGTGTAATAGCGTCAGTACTATCATAAAAATCCAATTTAAAAAAAGATTTGGTGAATGGTTTCACATAATAATATACTTCAATATTTGTAAAACCTTCAGGAATGTAACTAGTTACCCAATTACTTGCGGTGGAGGTTAAAACTTGTGTTGATGGATTTGCCGGAACACCCCCATTAATACCAAAAAAATGAAAATCATATTTAATATCAGTTTTAGTGTCACTACTATAAGGTGCGTGAGCAAATCTTAACACTTCAAAGTCACCGGGGAACCCAACAACCTCTTCAACCACATTTTGTTGATATTCTTCAACAGCATCGTCTTGCCCAAGAAAATCCCATTTAATTTCAATCGGTATATTGATATATTTGTCGTCGCCTTTTGGTAAGGTAAATTTATAACTGTTATTATTCACAATCGTCGTTTGTTGGTTGAGCCGCTCCGTAAAGAGTTGCATAATTATGTAAACTACTTTCTATATAATTAGTTCCTTCAGGTATTATTCTAAAAATAAAATTCCCATATGGATAATGTTTTCCATTTAAAAATGGGTGGTCAACACCATTTCCACTATTATCTTTAAATCCGTAACTATATAAATCTCTCCAAATAAGAGCATTGTAAGTTGTTGAGAAATAAGAATAATCCGGAACATCCGCCATATTATTAACACTCCCTGTTTCTATATAGTCAGAGTAATCTCTAAGTTTCATTTTATTATGTGGTTGATAATAATACCCTAATTGATTTTCTTTAGCGTCTGTTTTACTAATATCAAAAACAAAAGAATTGAAGGTAAATTTATGTGAAATGTCACTAATTATTCTCTCTTTTTGTTCATAATCATTCCATTCATAAATTCCACCATCAACAACATCACCCTCATTTAATGATAAAACATATTTAAAGTCAATAAGTTGACCACTTGGTTTTACACCTAATGGGTTTTGATAAGTCCCTAAAGGATATGGTTGATTATTCTCATTAACAAAATTAGATGATGTATTAGTTGATACCCACCAATCACTTGGAAATTTAAGTGGGGACAATGGTAAATTAAATTCATACCCTTGTTTTAAACTCGAATCACCCAATGTCAATCCAAAATAACCTTTCCATAATGTTGTAATATATAATTCAGTTATTGGTCTTTTTTGATTGTCTCTTAATGGACTAACATCAATATCTTTATTAAACGATAAACTATATGATTGCGCACCTTCTTTAATCGAAACTCTTTTATTATTATTTGGTGTGTAAGCAGGACTTTCAAATTTCTTTTTTGAACCAAATATATTCTGTTCAAACCCCGCATTAACCATTACCGCATCATTAACATTTGTTAATAGTTTATGTTGTAATACATAATATTTTGATGTAGTATCATTGGGGTTTTCATAATTAATTATTCTTTTAAATGTTCCATTATATCCTGAAATAAATTTTCCTGACGAATATCCAATATCATAAATGTTAAAAACATATTCATCTGTCCCGGGCATACCATCACCTAAAGCAAAAACTTGAAATGTATCATTTGTTGTTATCACTCCATTAACAACTATTTTAATTTTAGCAAACTCACTAACCGACAATCCGTGTTTAACCGGACATACAAATCTTATAACCTTATTTCCTTTAATAAATGTATCCGTTTTTTTAATCACAAATGGAATACCATCTGACACAACCCATTGTTTTCCTGTTGAACTCATCCCATCATAATACTGTAAAACTTTAGTGTATGAATTTTTATAAGGATAACTTACAAAAAAATTCCAATTGTATGTTGAAGCACTTCTTGACACAAAATTTATATGATTATTAGGTGGTTGAGTATAACCACTAACATTATAATCACTACGAACAAAATCAAACTCGTGATATTGGGGAAAACCTTGCCAAGCAATAGCTCCAGCACTTGCATTACATTGTTGTAATAATGACACATTTTCATTAATGTAATATAAATTATTCTCTAATGGGGGATAATTTGTTGACCCAGTATACGCATTTTCATATAATAATTGAAATTTACAAACAGGTCTAAAGGTTGTTGATTTTTGTCTTTCATCATCATATAGTTGAGCAAGATTAACATCAATACTTCTATCAAACTCTTGTAAATTTTTTGAATTTTGAACTAAAGGTGTTGGTATAGACAAATCAGTATCTGTCGATGTTTTGTATCGTAATGAGCCTAAAACAATTCTAATATCATCCATTTTAATTTACCACGTTATTTGTGTTTATCCATTTGGTTCTAAATCTATCATAAGCCGAAGCCCCACGTTTTAAACCAAAGTAAAAATGGAATGGAGCTCCTGTAGTAACTAACTGAGGGGCCACTGAGTTTTTACCCCAATCACCTGACGCAGCACTTAATTCAATATGAGGAACTGGTAAATTCACATTTTTAACCGCATATATATATCCTTTAAAATACTGTGTTGCATTAGTATTACGTGTTCTAAAATATCTTGAATTTGGATTAACCCTATCTAATGACTGATATTTGTGAGAAAATATCTCACCTCCATTATACTCAAAAACCCAATTATTTGATTGTATTCCAAATATATAAGGAGTATCGATAATTTCCCATTGAGATAATGGTACAACTTGTGAATACACAGGAAAATTATTAAACGTACAATTACCTACTGATGTCCCTGAAGGATTTATAATAGTTCTTTTTGGTGTAATATAATCTCTTATTTGAGTGTCAGATGAAAAGAAAATACCTAAAACATTATCACAATCAAAAAAGATTGGATTTTGTTGACCGGCAGGACTATCAGGATAATTTGCCGATAGAAATGGTGATACACCTAACTCAGAATTAATTGAAATTAATTGTGAGTAATCCGCATCAATTTGGAGACTAGTTCCCCCAACTCCGTTCCCACTTCGTTTATTAAAAAAATATGTTAAAATATTTAAAGACCCCATTAAGTTTTTTAATGCCGTACTATCAATAAATCGACTAACAATAAATAAGTTAAGTATATCATCAACAGTCCCATAAGACGATGTTTCTAATTTATTTACAACATATCCATCATAATCATCTGACATAACCAACTCTTGTATATAATCAGCTCTTGGTCCTAAATCCATTATAGTTGTTGGAAATCCCATATTAATATTTGAATCAATTTGTTTAAATTTATTTGTTGTTGTATTATAAGGTGTGGCTCTATAATAAAAGTTTTTTGTTTTACTGTAATATTGTATAGTTTCAGTACAATGATTTATTATTGGTTGATTTGGTGTTGCACTAGTCGGAGAAGAAAACGTAATTGAGTTTTTAAATGGAAATGCGTATAAAACACCGTTAATCCAATTATTATTAAATCTATGTGAAAAAACATTTCGACAAGCTCCAAGCATTACCATATTTCGAGCAATCCATTCAAACATTAATAACAAATCAAGAGGTAACGATAAAAATATTGTGGTTATAAATTTATAACATCCAAATTCAAAAATTGTTTTACCAAACGGAGATTCTTGGCAATCGTGTGGTAAAATTTGAATAGAACCATTTGATGTTCCTGGTACTCTTGCACAATCATAACAAGCTAAATTAACGGAACCATTACAAGTAAATGAATCAAATACTCTAGTAATACCTGATGACCCGGCAACATCCGCCAAAGTATAACCTAAATCACCTGAACTAGCACTTCCGGTAGAACCTTGACTACTACTAACCCCAATAATACCATCATCAGGAACTAAATACATTTGGAATTTATTATTTTTTTGTAAAACCATAGCATTACAACAATATTCTTCAACAGATGTTGATGTTGGTAATCTATCACTTCTCATCACAATTTGATTATTATTAGAACCTAATGTGAAGTTTAAAGTATTCCCTGTAGTATTATAAATTGGTGTATAATAAGTAGATGTAACCGCAAAATTAGCAGGATTAGGGTCTGAAGTATTAAATACATATCTTGGAGGATTATCAACATCCCCAATATTTACAGTTCCAGAATTTCCCATACTACCATTATTTAAATCTAAATTAGTATACATTATAGGACCCCCTTCAATTAATTCATACGGAAAATAACCTTGATTATTACCTGAATTTGGACTATATGTATTAGATGACTCTAAACGATTAATATTAAAATTATAAGGGGGACCAAAAAATCTTTGAAAAATACTCCAACTAAATCGATTAGTAGGACTAACATTTAATCCTCTACTAATATTTACCCTCGCCACAAAGTTATCAATATTCCCGTGAGTATTATTAATTGAACCACCACAATTAGGTGCAAAAGTATTAAAAGATTTACTATCCATACTTGAGTAATAACTAATTAAATTAGAACTAAACCCTGAGTATTTTGACACTAATACACCATTTGGATTTACCACCGGTTGCCCTTGAGTATATCCTGTAGTAGACCCAGTAATTTGTTGAACCTGTGGTTTATATGAAAATGAATTAAAATATAATTGTTGATTTGAATAAGAATCAGTTCCAACGTTACTATTATTTAAATTCGCCTTTAAATGACTAACATTTTTATAACTTCCTTGAATAGGGATATTCATCCGATAAAGACCTTTTACCTTTTTATTACTCTCATTCGCATATCCAAACAATTTACCTAAACCATACTCAATCGGTACTTTAGTTGTATAAGGGTCAACACCTCTATTTAATATTAAAACACAAACCTCTTTATGGTCTCTAACATAACTCATAGGTTTAGTTGTAAAATTATCAGCAATTAATACATCAGGAACACCAAAGACAGTCACCCCGTATTCTTGACCGAGTACTGTAGTATTATTAATATAACGATTGTTTAATGAATCAAAATTAGATGAAGGATTACATTGACCACTAAATTGACTATAAGTCATTCCTGTAATTACTTGGAAATACTCAACATCCGTTGGGAATTTATGATAATTATCAGTGGTAGTTGCGGTCATATTAACTTGATACAACTTAGATAAATTAGGTAACAAACCATTAGGATTAGCGTATGTAACAGTTACATTAGTTAACCCTGTTGTCGTAATACCGGTAATTGCATTGTTACCATAAATGTTTTCAACACCACCTGTCATATTAATATCTTTACTGATTGTTGGATTTTGAAAAGCAACTAATGAACCACTTATTAAACTTTGAACCACTGTTTTATCACAGATAATTACAATTGTATTGTCAGTATGAGTTTCTTGTAACTGCGGATTAAAATTGACTGAAATTCTATTTACTCCTCCACCAGGATTATTTACGTCCTCATTAAAATATTTAGCTTTAACATTAAATAAATTAATTCTATCGGGTAATGGTAAGCTAGTAGTATATACGTATCTATTAAGATTTGCTGCGGTATCAGCATTTGTGGTTATGGTTAAATAAGGTGCACCAATATTTACAGAAGCATATTGATTATCATACATTAACCCACCAAATTCTTGAGCATATACCTGTACACGTTCAGGGTAAAATCCGTAAGGATTATTAGGTCCTCTTGTAGGTAACACATAAGAACCAACATTAAATAATGGTAATATTCCGGGAGAAACAACTATAGACGCTACGAAAGTATCTGACTTTACTGACGGACAAGGTATTGCTTGATTAGTTGCTGCCAACGCAGCAGCACCTGACCCATCATCAGTCCCTTCATCACTAGTTTCCGATTTAGGGTCACACGAACATAAATCACAATCAGGATAAGTTAAAATTGGAACTTTTACACCACTTAAATCAATTTTATCTAATTGTTTTTTTAACCATCTAAAAAATACCGCTAATCCAAGATAAAATAACCCTAACAAAATGAAACCAACAATTAAACCTAACGCTGGATACGACGTTACGGATAAAACAAAAGCATTTGCTGCTTGATATACCGCCCAACCAATAAAAATCCAAATTACATATTCTCGAACTAACCAAATTACAAAAAATAAAATATGTAATAATATTATTAACGAAAAAAACACAGGTGTTAATATAATACTAAAAAACATAAAAATGATATACAAAATATCAAATCTGAAATTACCATCATTTGTTGGAAATCTATTGTTGCTACCTGCACAAGTTTCATCTAATATATTTTTAATACCAATATATCGTTCTGTACCACTACCGTTTCTTCTACCACTAATAAATTGTGATACAGTGTAAACTTTATTATATTGCATTAAATAAAATTTATCTTCACAATTAATAGCGTCTTGAACAATTTTTTGAGCTATAACATTATCGGATGTTGACCCTGTATAAGCATAATCATTCCAATCAACGCTAAAAGCATACGATTGTTGTACATTATTACCATTATACTCTTTAATATTTGGAACTAAAAAATACCCTCGTTTCACTGAATCACCTAAAGATGGTGATTGAGCCCACTTAATTTTAAATCTATACTTTCCCTTAGTTGGAATCCCAACTTCAGGGTCATTTGATAAAACTTGTTCTCCAAATTCATTGGTAACATAATAATCCAAATTCATTGGCACATCAATTAGCCAAGTACCATTTTCATCAATAACTTTACCACCATTTTCTAAACTAAAGTTTTCTAAAATTGGTCTACCATTGGAATCTTGTAAAATTGTTTGTCTAATCGCTAATATGTCTCCGGGACCAACCGTTAAGTTACATAAATGACCCGAATTACTAGTTGGTCGACAACTTGTTGATATTGCACTACTATTAGGTCCCGATATTATTGACCCCATAAAAACAGATGTTGGTCTAATATCAATATTTGCCTCACTACTTAAATCAAAATCAGTTCTTGTAATACCTAAATTACAAACCTCAGGTTGACCCCATAATGGTTCCACTTCAATAGATTTACTAAGATTAATAATTTGAGGTAATTCACGTAAATTATTTGACGACCTAAAATTAGTACCCGCAACTTGAGTTTCAGTTGCAATACCCATTCTAATTAAATCTTGAGGCGATAACGAAAACTCCCCAATATCAGATAAATCAACGTCCATAACAATAGTATGAGACCCTACAGGAACACCAAATATCATATAATCACCACTATCATTAGTAATAGCGTTATATTTGTAATATTTGTCGTAAACTTCAATTAAGATTGGGTCGGTTAAAACATCTTTTCTTGTGAAAAAAGTTCCTGTTGGAACGTGAGCACTATATGATTTAACATAAGGTAGTAAATTATATCTATACCCTTCATCGTTATTATCTAACAATGTTTTATAGGGGTATAATTCTGATATAACAGGGTCTTTTTGGTCTATACTATCAATAGGAATAAAAATAGAAACTTTAGCGTTTGGAAGACCAAAACCGTTGTTAACACTAACACGACCAACAATAACACCGTAATCGGAACATTGTCTTGTGTAGATATCACTTTGTAATATTTTTAAGGAGAGAATTTCTAAATGCTCGAATTCTTGTTCAATTAATACTTTTAAAGAAGTATCAACACCGACCTTCGTTCTTACTCTATATGACTTTGACATTTTTTATCTTTTTAAATAAATAGTTTATACACTATTTTTAAAAGATAATTCATAATTTTTAAAAATAAATTATGTTTAAAATTTATATTTTTTGGTAAAATTAACCGGATTAGAGTTATTTTTTAAATAATCGTTAATAATATTTGAAATATCATTTGGGATTTTATTATCAATACTTGTATGTGTTGTTTTAGGAATTTTTAAATTAATAATATTTGTAACTTTATTTTTTAAATCTCTACTAACCACCCCTCCAGCATTGGTGAAGAAATAAAAATTGTCAGCCCATTTTGTTGATGTAAAATTAATCACATTCTTAACATTTGACTTAACTCTATAATCAAAATTATTATGTAATTTATTAGCGTTATCTAAGAATATTACTAAATCAATTGAAGTATTATTAGTATTTAACTTATCTAAAACTTCCGTCAAACCATAACCACCAACACTATGACCAACTAATATTATTTTACCTTTGGGTTTAAATAATCTATAATAATAAACAGTTTCATATACATCTTCCGGAGTTAAAGTATAAGTATGAGTCCCAACATAAGTAATAACTTTAGTTGTTGAACTATTTAATTTGTTTTCAATTAATCCTAATCCATCAATATCTCGGGACTTTGTAAAATCAACTTGTGTTTTATTATAGTCAATTGCGTCAGTAAATGGGTTATTAGCCCCCTGAACCACTATTATTAAATTTTCGGTGTTTTGATTAAAATAGGAAACCTCATTATGCAACGTTTCCAATTTTCGTCTACCATAAAATAATTGGCATTCAATAATCATAAAAAGAGAAGAAATTAAAACTATAAAAACCTCAAATGATTTTAATTTATTTATTTTTTTAAAAAAATAAATAAAAATAACTAATCCAAAAATAAATCTAATATTTAAAATTAAACCATTAAATATTGATTGAGCCCACGTTCCATTGTTTCCTTTAATTATTTCAAGAAAATCATATAATACATCCATTTTCTAAAAATAAGTAATCAATATTAATCTATCAAGAGAAGTTAACAGTTTTTAAATTTTTAACTCTAATATTAATATCTTTATTAGGATATTTGATTTGATAGGTTTGATTTGGTTCCGCAAAAATAGTATCATCAATCAATTCTATCTGATGTGTTGTACTATTTAAATATCGTTGAGACGTTTGAGATGATGAATATTGACCACCGACTTGATTAAACACTTGGATATCAGATAATGATATAACCCCATTTTCACTTTGTATCAATCTTCTTAATTCAGACACATTAACATTTTCACCCATTTGTCTATTTAATGGGTCAAAATATTCAGAAACAATTGTAATAATTTGAGATATTACCGTCCCTTGATTTTGAGTATTATCTAAAACAACATCAATATTAAAACTTAAATCAATAACATTCGCACTTTGTATTGACACATAATCATTTATCATACGATAGTTTGATAAGTAATTTGCTACATTATTTTTTAACGTGTTTGAGATAACTTCAGTTAATCTACCTGTTTCATCATAGGACAACATTTGAACAATTATTTTATTATTGTTCTCTGTGATTGATACCTTTGCCGGAGCACCAAATTGAGATGGCATTGTTCGGATTAATGATTCATAATCATTAACGGTTACCGCTCTTTTTTGTGATGAGAAATTATACGAAACTAAATTTCTTACTTCCTCAGTTGTTGGAAAACTTGCCCCACCAATAGCTGCTGTCACATTTGTACATCTTAAAGAATTTACAACAGTTGTATTAACACTATCGGAAGGTCCATTAACAAAAAATGAAACCGTCCCTATTTGAGTTATAGCATTTACTCCAATATTACTACCAACACCACCACCAACTCTATATTGAATGAATAATGTAGTGTTCGGTTTTAAGGTACTACCCAACGCTAAGTTATTGGAATATTTGTATAAATTTAATTGGTATCCATCTCTCGCAAATTCTCTTAACTGCTCATCAGCGGATTGTGAACCACCACCAAAAGTTATTTTTAAAAACCCTTCAGGTGTAAATTCACTAATAAACTTAGTACTAGTTTGAATGTATTTACCAACTTTAATACCCGGAGAATCTGATACTTTTGTTGGGTCTTCAACAAATACTCTATCTTCCGCTAAAGCATCTACCTCATACCATCTATTATCTAACCCTAAGAACTCTTGAACTGACGGAATATTAGTATACTGAGTACTATCTTTCAATAAAACACTAGTAATTCCTAAAACATTTTTATCAGGTAAGAATAAATCATAAAAAGGTCTAACATCATTTGGTGTTATTACCTTTTTAAACACTTTTGTTGTTCCATTTACAACGGTTTCTCGTTTAGTAATGGTATAATTTAATAATTTATTATTTGAATCAAAATTAGGTATTTTTAATCTATTAGGGAACCCCTCACCATTAATTGGTGAAGAAAAATCAATATCATAAACTGTTTCAAATACTTGTCCCGCACCATTAACTTGTGAACCTCTTCTTAAAATTCCACAATATCTTAAATCTTCCTTATCTCCAAATGCCGGAACCGTAATTGAAAAATCAACTAAAGCAACTGATGGTCTCATCCCCGGAACTTTTAATCCATAAGTTTTTGCAATATTAAAAACTGACGACCTTTGCTGCGCATATTGAAGAACTGTTTCTTGTATACTTCTATCAATATTAAATTGTAAATTATCTGTCACCGCAGCATTTAAATCTAATAATACTGAAAAAACTGACGCATCATTAAAGTTTTGAATCGTGTCGGGATAATATGTTTTAGTAAAGTTAATTAACTCTGTTCTAATTGATTGGAAATCCCTTGTAGTGTAGGAAATTTTCTTATTTGCCATAATTTTATATATTAATAATTACAAAGTCACTACTATTAAACACATCATTGTTGATGGTATAATCAATCTTAACTTTTGCTGTATGTTCTTTATCCGACATATTCGGTACACGAAATATTCTTTCATCATTATCATTAATGTAACTACCTTTATCTTCATCACCATCAGAGGCGGCTTGAATATTAATATTAGTAATTGTTATCCCCGGTAGATATACCCCTGCGGATTCTCTTATTTCAGATTCTATTTCAGAAAATGTTGGACCATCTAATGGTTCAAAAATAAATTCATATAATCTTGTTCCAAAATCCGGCATATAATATCTACTACCTTTCTTAGATAATAAAAGGTGTATTAAATTAGACCTAATCTCTTGGTCATTATAATCTGATAAATCTAAATATTTCCCATCAAAAGAATCTCTAAAAGGAAAAGTTAAACCATATGTTGCTCCATCTGCCATAACTATAAATATAGTGTCGTAATTATTTTTTATAAATACCCCCAAAATAAAAAATCACGACTTAAGGTCGTGATTTATATTCTTATTAAGAACCACATCCGAAACACTCAAATTCCGTATCTGTGGGTTTTGAAGTTAGTTCAACTGTTGGTTTCTCAATTTGTTTTGGTTGACCTACTTTTGAAATGTCCACCGCCAAGTGTTTAGCTCCGGTTGATATCGCCTTTGTTCTAACATAATAACAAAGAGTTTTCAATCCTTTACCCCACGAATGGAAGTGTGATGATGAAATCTTTGATAATGTTGGGTTAGACATATAGATATTCATTGATTGTGATTGGTCAATGAAAGGTGCTCTGTCTGCCGCCATATCAATAAGTTCTCTTTGAGATATTTCCCAAATTGTTTTATATTTTAGAATTAAATGTTCAATTCTTTTAACTTTTTTATTGTAATTTTTGTCTTCGGTGTCTAAATAATTATTAAAATTAATGTTCAAAATAGAACCTTCATTCATTATAATTTCATTTTTCAAATCCTCACCCCAAAGACCTAACTTTTCAAAATCGTTAATTAAGTATTTGTTAACAATTAAAATTTCACCACCAACTACACGACGATTAAATAATGCCGAGTGAGCCGGTTCTGTCATTTCAAATGAACCTGTAATCTTAGCAGAAGACGCAACTGGCATCTGAGCCGTGAATAATGAGTTACAAACTCCGTGATTGGATACTTCTAACTTAAGTGAGTCCCAATCCCACATTCTTCCTAATCCTTCGTAATCTAATCCCCACATATCAAATTGGAATATACCTTTTGACATTGGAGAACCATTAAAGAAGTCATATGGTTTGTACTCCCCTGATTTACATAATTCCATACTCTCCGTGATTGCCGCGAAATAAATTGTTTCAAAAATATCTTTATTAAGTTTTTTTGAATCTTCAGATGTGAAGATATAATCCATTAGGAAAAATACGTCAGCAAGACCTTGAGTTCCAATGGCAATTGCTCTTTGTTCTAAACCACCTTTTCTACCTTGTTCAGTTGAGTAACTATTAATATCAACAACTTTGTTAAGTGCTCTAACAACCTTTCTAACTTCACTATAAAGTAATTTAAAATCAAACTCACCTTTAATGATAAAGTTTTTCAACACCATAGACGATAACGTACAGATTGCTGTAGTGTTCTCATCAGTATATTGGTAAATCTCATTACATAGGTTAGATTGTTTAATCACCCCAATGTTTTGATGATTTGTCTTTCTGTTAGCACTGTCTTTAGAACATAAATAAGGAACCCCTGTTTCAACTTGAGATTCAATAATTTTATTCCAAATTGTTTGAGCCGAAACTTTTTTACCTAAACCAAGTTCAACCGCTTTGTTGTAGTTTGATTCATACTCATCACCGTAAGCTTCCTGTAATGGTTTGATACCCGCCTTAATAATATCGTTAGGACAAAATAAATACCAATCATCGTTGTTCTTAACCGCATTCATAAAGTTATCCGGTAACCAAATTGAGGTGAATAAATCTTTAGCTCTCAATTCCTCAGCACCTGTATTCTTTTTGATTTCAAGTAAGTCAATAATGTCTTTATGCCAAGGTTCAATGTAGATAGCTGCACTACCCGGTCTTCTTCCTTGTTGATTAAAGAATCTTAATCCTTCATTAACAATCTTTAGGTATTTCAATAAACCACCTGCAAATCCTCCTGAGGAGTTTATACGACTTTCTTTACTACGAATGTTAGACATACATAATCCAATACCTGCAGCGTCAGATGAATAAGTTGAGATGTCGTTGAATGTTTGTAATAGACCTTCTCTTGAATCTCCATTATTGTATTTCAACACACAAGAAGCTAATTGAGGTGTTCTTGTCCCGGCATTAATCATAATTGGTGTCGCCGGAGAGATAAGTTGATTTGATAATGAATTATAGTATTCAACCGCCTCTTCAAATGACTTAGTCACCCATAAAGCCACTCTCATATACATATGTTGAGGTCTTTCAATTACTTTACCTTCCGGAGTTTTTAACAAATACATTTCTGATAACGATTTCCACGCAAAATAATCAAAATTATAATCATTCTCGTGATTAATTACAGAATCAATATTTTCAGGACCATATAGTTCAATAGTCTCCATTAACTTATCGTTAATAATACCATCAACGTGTAATGTGTGCATTGTGTTACAGAAACTATCATCAGTCTCTTTATGATATGCCGAAATAGCCACAGATGAGGCTAATCTTGAGTAATCGTGATGACTTCCGGTATATGCCGCTGCAATCTCATAAACTAATTTATCCAACTCTTTAGTTGTAATAACTCCCTCAGTTGGTACCGAAGTAATTACCTTGATGAATACCTCATCAGCGTTAACGTTCAACCCTTTAGCCGCTCTCTTTACTCTACTGTATATTTTTTGGGGGTTAAACGATACTTCGTCTCCCCCTCTTTTTTTTATCTTTAATGACATCATATTAAAAATCCTCTGTAAATGTTAATGACTCACCTAATTTTGCTTTCTGATACTCCATAGTTCTTGATTCAAAGAAGTTACCTTTTGTTTCAACAGCAATTTGTTCCATAAATTTGAATGGTTGTTCCACATTAAAGTGTTTCTTACAACCAAACTTAATTAGTAATCCGTCAGTTACAAATTCAAGATATTGTTTCATCAAGTTTGAGTTCATACCAATTAAAGACACTGGTAATGATTCTGTGATAAATTCTTTTTCAATTTCTAATGCAGATAGTAAGATTTCTTTAATTCTTTTTTCTGTTGGTTTGTTCTCAACGTGATTGTTAATCAAATGGATTGCAAAATCACAGTGTAAATTCTCATCTTTGAAGATAAGACTGTTAGCATTACATAATCCTTGCATAATTCCTCTTGATTTCATCCAAAATATTGAACAGAATGAACCTGAGAAGAAGATACCTTCAACCGCCGCAAATGCCACTAATCTTTCTTGAAAAGAAGCGTTCTCAATCCAATCAAGAGCCCATTTAGCTTTCTTTTGAACTGCCGGTAATCTATCAATTGCGTGAAAACATTCGTCTTTCTCTGTTTCATCAGATACGTAAGTATCAATCAATAATGAATACATTAACGAGTGAATGTTCTCCATCATAATTTGGAATCCGTAAAAGAACTTTGCTTCAGCATATTGAACCTCTTTTAAGAAATTCTCAGCCAAGTTTTCATTTACAATACCATCAGACGCTGCGAAGAACGCTAATATATTTTTAAGGAAATATCTTTCATTGTCAGATAGGTTTTCCCAATCTCTAATATCGTTAGATAAATCTACTTCTTCTGCCGTCCAAAAAGCCGCTTGATGTTGTTTGTAAAATTCCCATATATCATTATGTTCAATTGGGAAGATAACGAATCTGTCGTTATTTGGTTCTAATATTTTTTCTTTCATATTAATTATTTTGTGTTTGTTCTTTTTGTTTTCTTTTGTCTAACAAGTCTTTTATTCTTTGTCTGTTTCTTTCTTCAGTTTGTTCTTCTAATCCCAAGAATGTTACTGAACTCTCAGTGTCAATCTCCAACATACCATTATCAAACTTACAATTCTCAAATACAACCCCATCATCACCAATACGTGATTTAGTAATTGCAATCGTTGCTAGTTTC